AATAATTTAGAAATTGATACAGACAATCAAGCAATTTATTTGAGAGTAACTAAATCTGGAACTGCTGATACAACAGCAAATTATGATAGAGCTTTCAAAGAACTAAGAGCAGGTGGAACTTTTGGTAATGTATCATCAACCAATGCAACTGCAATAGGTTTAACAACTTTAGGTACAACTGCAAATATACAAGCTAATGGAGTTTTATATTTATTTAACTTTAATAATGCTAGTGAATATTCTTTTGTAACTTTAGAAACAACACAATATCAATATGGGGGGGAACAAAGAGGAGCACAGGGTGGGTTTGTACATACTGTTGCAAGTGCTAGTGATGGAATACAGTTTTATGCAAATAGTGGAAATATAGACAATGGAAAATTCACATTATATGGTCTTGCTAAATAGAATATGGTTTAAAGAAGTAAGTATAAGAAATATATAGTAAGATAGGAGAGATATGGCAACATTAGAAGAATTTCAAGCAGAATGTAGATCTGAACTTCAAGCTCTTAGAGATGGAGATGGTATCTTTAAACAAGTTAATAATGAAAGATTACCTATTTCTGATGATGATTTTGAGCAGATGGTTATTGATTGTGCTAATGGTAAATTTGATGAGCAAGAAAATGGTTGGCTTAAAAATAGATTAGAACATTATCCATCAGTTCAAGAGTGTATTCATGCTTTATTAGATGGTGGAGATACTCTCACAGATCTACAACTTGCAAGACAATTAGTCAAAGATACTTATCCTAAACCATAAATTTGTCATATAAAGCAACTATCCTAGACTTATAGGAGGTTGAATAATGAAATCATTAACTCAATACTCAGAACAGCAGGGCAAAAGACCAACAGGGCAATTTGCTGCAACTAGGTTTATCTTAGATAATCCAGAAGCAAGAGCAATATTCCTTAAAGTGGCAAAAGAAGCTGAACAAGAGTATTTATCAGACACTATAGCTGCACAATATTTAGTAGATAACTATAAGCAGTTTCAACATCTCAATTACAACACAGTTAGAAGATACTTTAGGGATTATAGAGATGGCAGAATCAAGTAATTTAAAAAAGTTTGCTGAAACTGTACAGGATAGAAATCCTAGAACATCTAAAAAGAAAGTAGTTCATCCTAAAGGCTTTGAGCCATCAATATCTTATTCTGAAAAGACTAAATCTGGAGAGATAGTATCAGCTCCACAAAAAGAAAATAAGATTGATTGGAAAGAACAATTAGAAAGCTATTTTGGTGCAGATGCAAAGAATTATAAAGTTTTACAAGATACTGCAGAGATTAGATTCTGGGATTCTAATGTTGGTAATGGATCTATAGAAAGATTATATTATTTTAAAGCAAAGATTGTATCTAATAAGGCTTATATGCCTGATGATGATTTTAAGAAACTTTTAAATGCAGCTAAAAGGAAAAAGCCTACACCTAAGAAAAAGCCAACAAAAGACACTAAAACATTTTGTATAGCTTTATCTGATTGGCAAATAGGTAAAGAGGGAACAGAAGCAACTATTGAAAGATGGATGGATTCTATACCTAAGATAAAAGAACAGATTAAAACATTAAGAAAATCAGAAACTATAGATCAGCTATTTATTGCAGGACTTGGAGATATTGTTGAGGGTTGTACAGGCTTTTATGCACAGCAAGAATTTACAGTTGAGCTAGATTACAGACAACAGCAGAAAGTAGCTAGGAGAATGGCTTATACAGCTCTTAAAGAGCTTGTGCCAATGTTTGACAAGACTGTGGTAAGTTTTATTGCAGGTAATCATGGAGAGCCTAGAACATCATCAGGAAAAAGTTTCACTACTTTTTCTGATAACAGAGATATTATGCTTGGAGAGGAACTAGCAGAGATATTTAAAGAAGCTCCTGCATATAAAGACAAAATAGACTTTATTATGCCAGATTCCTTATCTATAACCTTAGATATATCAGATACAGTAGTAACTCTTGTTCATGGGCATCAGATGAGAGGTGGAGGCAATCCACAGGCAAAAGCAAGAACTTGGTTAGCTAATCAATCACTTGCTAGATCTGAAATAGCTGATTCTGATCTCTTACTTATGGGGCATTATCACTTTTTTAGTGCTTATGAAGCTGATGGTAAAAGATTGATTTTACAATGCCCAAGTCTGGACTCTGGGAGCACTTGGTTTGAAAATACTAATGGAGGCAGAAACTCTGCAGGAGTTCTTACTCTTGTAATTGGTGGCTCTGAAAAATGGAGTAATATAAGAGTGATAAGGTAAATAATGAAACTTGAGATATTAAGATTTAATAGTTCAGATGACTTCACTTCTGGACTGTTGTTTGATGTTACTGATAATAAAAGAAAATTCCTATGTTATACCTTAGAAGATCAAGCACAAACAACAAAGGTTTATGGAGAAACAAGAATACCTGCAGGAACTTATAATTTAACTTTAAGAACTGAGGGTGGCTTTCATACAAGATATTTAGCTAAATTTGGTGGAGATTGGCATAAAGGAATGATTTATGTTAATGAAGTTCCAAATTTTGAGTATATCTTATGGCATATTGGCAATACTGATGATGACACAGCAGGTTGCTTATTGTTAGGTAAAACTCAACAAGCTAACTTTATTGGAAGCTCTGGAGATGCTTATAAGGATGTTTATCCTAAGGTTAGAGATGCAATTCTTTATGGAGAGAAAGTAACTGCAACTTATATTGATTATGATGGCAGTATTCCTGCAACAGTATCTAATAAAGCTAAAGACCATGTTATAAATATATCTCAAGTTAATCAACAACAGAAAGAGATAGTAGATATGATATTAAAACAAAATGATGAGCTTAAAAAAGAAATAAAAGCTCTTAGGCAGGCTTGGATTCTAAAAGGTTACAAAGCTGAATAAATAACAATGATTATAAAATGTCATTCCTGTATGGAAAAATTAGAATTAATTAATAAGGCTTTTGTTTGCATTAATAAAAAGTGCATACAATTTAAGAAAGTACAAACAAAAATATCAGAGGAGGAATAGTATGTCTGATGAGTTAAAAGATATGTTAGAGAGAGCTATTTGGACTTTTATTGAAGCATTTTTATCTGCTTTAGTAATTAGCCCAATTGCAGGAGTAGATGCTTCAGCACTTCAAATTGCAGCAATTGCAGGTGGTGGTGCAGCTTTATCAGTTATAAAGACTTTTGCTAAGAAAAAAATAAGCTAGACTTATAGAGAGGGATCAAGCAATTGATTTCCTTTTAGTTACAAGTAGCATAAAAAAAGAGGAGATTTGTATCTCCTCTTTTTTGTTGAACAGGTGGAGGTTGATTAGGACTGCATACACTTAGGGGAGTATATGAAAAGCTCTACCTGTTCTTTCTTAACTATAACAAAGCTCTGGAACAAATAATAATTTTTTAATCTTTCTCATAAATTTGTCATTGTTGTAGTTTATTATGTACAACACAAGCAAACTTGCTCTGTAGCTTTTAGAGAGAGTTAGTTGATTAGGAATTAAGATCAGAGGATTAGCTACACCTCAAAAGAACTAGGGTTAAAGCCTATTATTCCACATATTTAAATGCTGCTAAATTTAGGCATTCTGGTTTTTGGGAGGGAGTGGCACAGGGTTAGTTCCACCTATAACAATAACCAACACAGTTGTTAAAATAGCCCAAGCCTAGTAAAAGGGCTTGGGCTTATTAATTCAAACTTTCTACTTTTAATGCTTGACAATGAGACATTATTTTGGGACAATTATAAAAGTATAAGTTGATTAGGAGGTATAAATGTTTTATATAACATTATTTCTAACAGCTCTTGGCTTATTTACTTTAATAGGTGGATTAGCTTATATGAGCTTGGTTATTGAGGAAAAGTTAATAAATAAAAAATATGACTTTGAATCTAGATTACTTAATGGAGAGATCCTTAGTAAGGATAACATTTTCTAATGTATCCAGAGATTAGAGAAAATAAACACACTTGGAATTATAGATTTCTTTATTGGAATCAAGATAATCCAGAAGTTTATGATTACTCATTTAAGACAGATAAAGGTTTCCAATATGCTGAATCAGCAGCTTGGGGAAATTGCACTTGGGATGGGTGCAATAATTTAAAATATATAGGAAAAAAGAAAGTAGGAGGTTGATAATGGCAGCAAAATTCTTAGAGGATTATGTTGGAGTTGATGACTTAATTAAACAAATGAATGAACAATATCCAGAGGGTAGATTAGTTAGTGAGATAGTTGAGAAAACAGATAAGATGGTTGTTTTTAAAACTAGCTTCTATACAAAAGATAATGTTTCTCCAAAATGCACAGGGCATGGGAGCAAATACTCTACTGAGGATCATTGGTTAGAAAAAGCAGAACAGAAATCAAGAGGCAGATGTCTTAGAGTTTTACTTGGCTCAGAGCCAACTGCTGAGGAGATGGAGGGTATTGCTCCTAGTAAATCTAAAGCAACTAAATTAATAGATAGCTCAGGAGGACAAGTTAAAGATTTAGGATCTATTACTTATAATCCACCAACAAAGAAATCCTTAGATGAAAAAGTTAAAGACTTAGAAGCTGAGGGATTAGTTGAGGATATATCTATGAAAGCTCAAGCAGTAATGGATAATATTAAAGACTTTGCTATGGAGATAACTAATCAAGATCTTGATTTAGCCAGAAACTATACTGCACAAGCTCTTGGCTCAATGGGTATGAGTAAAACAGAAGTATCAATAAATAACTTGCAATCTGTAAAAAATAAGATTCAAGATATTGCAACAATGGCAAGAGCAGAAATTGATAAGGGGGAATAAATGCTTGGTATATTTGGCAGGAATAAGCCTCTTTCTACTTTTGAAATTATCTCTTTGGAAAAGAATATCTCAGAAGCTAAAAAGATTAGATATATTTTAGAAGTGGAGGGCTTTATATGTTCATTAGATCCAGAGTTCTCTACTTCTGGAAACTTAAGAAAAGTAGTGCATAGGTTAAATAATTCTTATAATTTATCAATTTATAAGGAGGAGTGCAATTGTGATAATAAGCAGAAAGCTAATTTAAATCTTGATGGTACTCCTAGAAAGCATTATGCCTACAAGAAAGATTGGGCTTCATGAAAGATAATCCTTTTATCTGTTTTGAATGTGGAAGTAGAAAAACACATACAATAGAAACTCCAAAATTGTGGTTTGAAGTTTGGAATGATTTAAAAAGTAAAAGAAAAATATCAGAATTTTGTAAAAATAACAAAGTAGAAAGAAGTATTTTTTATCAATTATTTGAATATCCTTTTAATGAAAAATATTCAAATCATCCTTTTAGAAAACAAAGCACATTAATAACTGAAAAAACATATATGAAATATAACAATATGTTTAAAAATTATTATAAGGAGATAACAGTATGAAAAAAATAATAGTTAAATTTATAGGAGTTAAAAATTATA